CTCATATGTGGATGCCAAGATGGTCAGCAAATACAACAGATCCTAGTGCCCGAACATTAACTTCATTATATTCATCATAAAGTTAAATAAAATCATATAACATTGTAAATATGTCCTGGTTTAAAAAGGGTCCAACCTGCCCAATAAAGACTGAGCGGGAGGAGGATGGCTTGCCTATAGTCACGATTGATACTGGAAAAGGTCAAAGACTCCTTAAAAATGATATAAGTGAACCAATCAAAGCATGTTATGCTGAATTAGATAACAAGGGTTATCCAGAAAAACAGTATATTCAAGCTGAAATAACGTATTTTCAACGTTATGGTAGAGATACAACAAGTTCTATAAAGGCAAATGATACTTTAACTGATTCACAGTATAGAGAATGGATACGTAAGTTAAGAGAAAAATATAGAAATTTGTTAAAAAATATAAACACAAAGTTTCCCAAAAGTGATAAGCGTGGTGACAAGAATAATAAAACTATAGTATCTGATTATGTTACAGTATTATACTGGGAAAATTACGCAGATGCATATTCTTCATATGAACAGTTCAAAGCATCAAATAAAGGAAAGGCATTCAAAGAATCAGAACGAAAAAAATTACACAATATTGCTTTAGCATCGTCTGCCGCACGATATATGGCATCTATGTCAGCTTCCCGTTCTACAAATCCATCCGTTCATACACCTTCGGTCAATCATAATATTGCGAATCTTGAACGTCAATTAGGATACGCACCTGGAACGGCATCCATTAGAACACCAGTAAATGGTTATAGTTTACGTCCAACAAATTATGCTGGTGGAAAACGTCATACTAGTCGTAAATCAAGTTGTAAACATTATCGTAATCGCACACGTAAATATTAAATAGTAAATATTAAATATTACTTATTATTCAAACAAAATAGTATTGTGTTTGAATCAACAATCAAAATTAATTAGAAACAGCAAGAGGACCGTATGGCCGCCACACCCGCAAACAGTTTGACACTAATTAGCAGTGGTTTGGCAGATGCTCGTTTACAAACTACACGTGGACAACCAGATATTAATCAATTTGTTAAAGTACTGAAAAAAACAACACGTTGGTCGGCCCAATGGTGTCGTGTAGACTTTGATGGTTCACCCGAGTTTGGCCAACGTGTAAGTATGAGTCTTCCACGTATTGGTGAACTAGTATCAGGATTTACACTTGCCGTTACTATGCCTGATATTTATACTACTCAATTAAATGCTATAAAAGCTGCTGGAGGTACTAGCTTAGACAATCCTAATAACTTTCTGGGCCCAATTTACGGCTGGACAAATAGTCTAGGACACGCATTAATACAGCAGATTGAACTTGAAATAGGAGGAGCAATTGTGGAGACATTTGATAGTCTTCAATTAGAAATACTTGATGAATTGTACGAAACGGTGGAATCCGCACAGGCAAAAAATGCTATGATAAAACGTGCTCCGCATGGATTTTCAGCTAAAACTTGGCTTACCAAACAACCATTACAAGTGTATATTCCTATTCCGTTTTGGTTTAGTCGTCCAAATGTATATCAATACGCATTACCTATTGAAGCGTTAAAACAAGATATGGTTCGTATACATGTAACATTTCGTCCAATCAATCAACTCTTTTATACAGATGCTCGTGTTGATATACGCACACCAGGATATAACTCTACTATAAATACACAAGGAGGTATGTGGCCTTTACAAAATGGTCAGTTCTGGCGGGCCAATCCAGCCGCTACAACTAGAGTCTATTCTATGAATATAACAACCCCAATACAAGGAATTAGTGGTGAACTTATACCAAATATAACATTTCCCCAACGGTTCAGTCCAATAGATGCTTATGCCTTGGTCGAATATATATCACTTGAAGAATATGAAGCACTTACATTTCGTACAGCAGAACTTACATATCATGTAGAACAACATCAAGTCGTGGCACCTCAAGCTACACTAGGTCAAACAGAATTTCGTCTAGCTGTACCTTATAGTAATCCTACCAAGGAAATTATGTGGGTAGTCCAGCGACCTGAAGTAGCTACTTACAATGCTTGGTTTTTATTTACACGTGATTTAGCACCGGTTATTCCACCAAATATTACCCAAAACCCATGTGCGATTCCATGGTGGCCTGATGCATATTTAACACCAACACAAGAAACTAACTGGCAAATACAACCGGCATTTCAACAATCTTATTCAGAGCCATTACAGGGGGCCACATTATTATATAATGCCTATGATCGATTTGTCCATGAGGGAGGATCGTTTTTTCGATCGTTTGTGCCTGCTAAATATTATGTAAAATCAGCAGTTCATAATCGTTATGTATATGCCTATAATTTTGGTCAAAAAGCGGAATTTGGTACATATGGTCCAAGTGGCCAAGCCAATTGGGATAAAATTGCTCGAAAAGAGTTATTTGTTACATTAAATCGAGGACGTTGTAATACACCCCCACCAAACTATACAATTTATATTTATGTAACAATATGGAATGTATTTAAGGTATTTGGTGGTCGCGGCGGAATGTTATTCACAAACTAAATAATTAAAACTTAATTATATATGTTTCAAACCATATATAAATAACTAAATAAAATTAAAACCCAAAACGTGATTTTGAAGCATTAAAATCATTGTATAGTTGAGTAGCATCTAATGCTGTATTATATACATGTATATAACCGAGTTTTGCGTTCATTGTATAATATCCTCCTGCGTATCCACCTACATTCACAGCGGCATTTGTATTTATATTTGCTACGGTAGATGAATTGGATACACTTACTGGAACACCATTTAAGAAAAAGATAACTTGTTGGTTAACTTTGTCAAATACATAGCCTAAGTGTTGCCATGTATTGAGTGTGACAATATTGTTAGGAGTATAACTGTCTCCTCCAGCAGATCCATTTCCAGCCTGAAATCCAATATCTAACGCGTCTGGATTATTTGTCCAAAAATTCCATTGGAATTTAAATCCATTTGTATTTGTATTGGCTCCAGCATTTGTAAATAATCCACAAATATTAAATTTACTACGAGGATAGACCCAAGCACATACACTAATAGTATTGCCTAAATTGATTGATGGGCATGTAATGTAAGAGTTATTATTACCGTCAAAATCAAGGATTCCACCGTTAGAACTATTAAATACAACATTTCCATGAAAGGTTCCGTCAAACATATTAACACTTCCAATACTATGAATTGTTGTTCCACTTCCGCTATAACTACTTGAGTTGGATGGATCATAATCTATATATAAAGGAGAGGTGGATGGAGTTACAGGGCTTACAACTAATGTATTTGATGCTGGACTTACACCATTGCCATTTACAGCTTGTAACTGTATAGAGTAAGATGTTCCATCAGTTAATCCTGTAATTGTAACTGGACTTGTAATAATAGAAGTGCCAAATGCTGTAAATGTAATGCCACCATCGGTAGAATATTTATAATTTGTTATAGCACTACCATTAGCAGCACCAGCCGTAAAATAAATGTATACAACTGTATCACCAGATGATGAAAACGTAAGTGTAGGAGCACCTGGACCATTTAAGGTTGTAAACGTCAATGATGATGATGCAGCACCAATCCCAACAGTATTAACTGCTTTTAATTGAATACTATAGGATGTATTGGTCATTAATCCAGTAATTGTTACAGGACTTGTAGTTTGAGGAGGACTAAATAAGCTAAAAGATCCACCGTTTATAGAATATAAATAATTTGTAATAGGTGAACCTCCATTATTTCCAAGTATAAAAGAAATTGTAACAAAATCTACACCAATTGTTTGAGCTGTAAGATTTATAGGAGCATCTGGAACTGTTATTACAGGTATATTATTTGGTGGAACTACACTATTAATATAACTCTGTTGCTCAGCAGCTGTAGTTTCTACAGCACCATTTTGTACAGCTACATAATAATCATTATCTGTAGAAGTACGAATGCTAAACCCACCTTCAAGTACAAGTGAATTTTTAATATTAGTACCTAAAGTAGTTTCTTGTACAACTTTATCAGCAAACAAAACGCGTTGTTTTCTTAATTTAGTTGTATAAGAAGCGTCACGTAAACCTGACATTGTTCTTTACTTAGTTATTTATATTTTATTCATATTTATGATTTACCACCTATTCTTGGTAATCTTAATGTAACCTCCACAAGTTTATCGGCTTTACGTGGTAAATTAACCTCTGCTATACGTCCAAACTTAGCAAATGATATAGTTCCACTCCAACATACTCCATCACGTATATATTCGTTAAATCGTGCTCTCAATTCAACGACTTCGGGCGAGTTTAAAGGTATTCCTAGTTCACGAAATTTTTGTAAAATAGCCATTGTTTCTTTAACACGATCGCCCTGTGGCTTTTCGCTTGACATCTTATTATAGTCCAATTTACTTACTGCCGCCATTCACCGCACAACTACATCCAGCACAATTATTTTGACCATTAAAAAAATCATATTTATTTTCATAACTTGGAAATGTCATAACACATGATGAGACACCAATACATGTACTTAGATTACCACAATCACCATTAGGATTCTTGGCAATAAACGTGGCAAGTTGGTCAATGTATATAGATTGTGTTTTACGCTTTTTGGTAATATCGGATGAATCCATATTCTATTATATATAGTATAAATCTATTTATGGAGCATATGATGTATCTGCTGCTGTAGTATCATCCTCAACTACAGGTGGTGGTGATCCTCTTACTCTGCGAGGACCAGAATTATTATTATGTGTAACTACACCTACTGTACCATTTCCGTGTCTACCATGGCGGGGAGCAACTGGTGGAGGTGGTGTACTATCATCACTTGTAGATGTTACATCATCATCAAATCCTTCGGTTTTACTACCAGTTAATCTACGTACAATTCTGTATGTAAAATGTAAAACAAGAGCAAAGATTGTACCGTGGAATAAAGCAATAATGAATTTAGACCCTTTAGTTGGAAATGTAAAAAACATACCGGGTGTAAAGGCAACAAAAAGTAGGGCTACAAATGCCGTCATTAGGAAGTTTAACATTATGTTTATACTAAAGTCATATATTATTTAATTCATAATTTCATCATATTGTTGAGACATTTCAGTAGATGTCAAACGTTGTATTGGACTACTAAATATCATTGTATTTACATCATCTGGATCGTCCATATGGGGTGTATTAATGTTAGATAATATACCTCGTTGATTTCCAAGTGCTGATGTATCAGATGCTAGACGGCTAAGCATTGGATTGAGTCTAGCAGGTTGCCGACGAAGATTTTCATGATTTAAACTATTTCGTAGTATATCTATCATCTCTTCAACTTGGGCCCTTAATCTCACAATCATTAGTTCATCTTTGGCTTCAGATGTATCCAGGTCAGTTGCTAATTGAGTTAAAATAGGTAATGCTTCCTGAGAACGACCATTCATAATCATGTCAGATACATGACTAAACGTTTTAGCAACATGTACGCGATCTCGTTGTGCTGCAACAAGTACAGTTTGTGTCTCTATTGGCGTAATATCATGTTCAAAGTCAACGCCGTTATAAGTATATGTTAAAGTAAACTGTGGTGTAGTTGCTCCAGCAGGACCTTTGAATAGAATCCAATGAGGCTTATCAGCAATAAGAGTACCAAATGTATACACTTCAATGCCAGTAGAAGCACCAAGTTCCATACATGTCCATCCTGGTGGAATCATAAGTGTAGCATTACGACCCATTTCAGACGCCAGACCACCTGTAATATCACCAATGATTGTTGGTAACATTTCATCAGTATCAGCAAATGTATATGAACCAGAAGAACGCAATGAAATATCACGTAATAATCGAGCATTATGATCAGCACCATAACCAAGTGTATTAATAGGTGTACCTATAGGAAGAGATCGCATAAGTAAGTTCATAAGACCAGCACTGCTTGTCATACCATTATTAATATGTCCATCTGTAAGAACAAAGACTGAATCAATAGGTGAAACAGTATTATTTTGTACAATTTTGTATAGTTCACCAAAGGCGGATTCCATATTTGTACCACCATCCGCTACAAGTCCATGAATAATTTCATGAATTTGTGTCTTACCAGATTCAGACATAACTACATCTACTGCCAACGTCTTACCGCTATTATTATATTCAATAATCGTAAGTTTATCATCACAATTTAATTTATCAGTTAAGAGATGAAGTGTTCTACATAAGGCATTCATACGCTGTCCTTCCATACTACCACTTGTATCTAGAATTAAGGCAAGATGAAATGGTCGACGATGTATAGGCTCATTATTGACTATAGGTAAAATCTTTACACCTACAAGTTGTTCAGGATTTATATCATTTGGACTATAAAGAAAATAGGCACTTAGATTCATAGTAGACATTTTATTATGTGTATGACATTCATCCACGCAAAAAAATGTATATTCAAATTTTTAGCTGCTTTTGATAGTAATTTGGGCACATAAAATCTGAGCACCAGATTCATCTTCCCATGTAATGGTAGTAACAACTTTACCGGTTACAGTATTTGCAGCAGTAGATACTTCATGATGGTGTCCAACATCTAATGGGCATGGATCATTTGTCTTGGCAGTTTCATCACAAAGGGGTGCCTGACTTGTAAAAGGACCAAGACCATTGAGTGTAGCAGAATAATATGCAGTACCACCTGTAATAGCCGTATCTAAATCGAAATCAAAGGTAGTTGTGACATTAGAACCCTGTGTTGGAGCATCATTATCAACAGTTACAACAAAGTTTTTGGCTAAGTCACTAGCTGTAGAACAGGAAACAGCAGCCTTAAAAGGTGCTTCATAGGGAACAATATCACGTAAACCAGAACGGGTAGCAAACGCAAAAGGTAAAAGCATAAACATCATCGCAAGCATGTTTCTATTCATACACATCATTTTGAATACAATCTATGAACGCACATATGAATCATTTTTTTATTTTAGACCGGATGTTCGAAATATACTATTATTTTTTTAACGCAAATTGTTCAGTATAGGCGTTTTCCATTTCATTAAGTGGTACTTCACGATAATCACGAGTAAAAAACTCTTTTGTACCAGTATGTAATGTTAATGTACTACAACGTTCTGTAATAAAAGATATAAGTTCTAATGATTTATTAGGTATAGACGTAAATTTAGAATGATATAGACCACGAGTCCATACACCATAGTCAATATCCATAATTGGTTGTGATGCCGCAATATATAATCCATCAATTTCAACAACAGAATCACATTGTTCATGTACGATACCTAATACTTTTCCACATCCGTGTAGATTATCTCCAATCTTCACTGAGCCTACTAATTTATAAGAATCATTTGCCATATGAATTAAAAAGTGTCTATCAATTCCTAAACTATAATCCTTTACGGCTGGATTTTTTGGTAATAGTCCACCGTTGAGAGTACGCATAGCTAAATTTTGTGTTTTTTCTATAACAGATGGATTACTATGTTCATCATAATCTGCTACAACAAGTCGCTTATGACCAACACCAAATATATGACCGGTTACATTAAGACATACTAATCGTGGACTTGATAGTGCTAATCGAGCATCAGGATGGTCTTTGGCAGGCATCCAAGTATCCATATATTGGACATAATGTTCGGCACTCATATAGACTCCATGAATAGATACCATAGGAGTTTTACTTCCATCTAATACAAATGTAGATGTTACAACAGGAGCAAGATTACCTGGTACAATATAAAGTTTATCACCAATCTTAAGTGATTGTATGCTTGTATATGAACCATCCGCAAGTTGTATTGGAGTTTCAGGATCAAAGCAGAACTCAAACATAAAGGTAACAAGGTCATTATGAGCAATATTATTGCCGGCAGCTAAGGCAGATACACCCATCCAAATGACCGAGTACATAGAACCATAAACACGACCCATTAAATTGTTAATACGTATTAAGCTCATTCGTACTGTTGATAAGAGTTGTTGTATGCGGTCACGCACATTTCTTATAAATTGATTTACGCCAAATAAGAAGTTTGAAAAGAGTTTACGAATTCCTAAGACAACATTCACAATTTGTGTAACTATGGTTGTAAATAATCCTAACAATTCATATATAGGTGTAAATACTTCAATGGCTTTATTTTGAAAAATATTGCTTAAACAGAAATTAAAATTTTCTTGTGTATCATACCCAAAATTTGACGCAAATGGCATTATTATAGGATTACAACGATACCGGGGGAAATTTTTTGAGATTTCTTGTATATTACCAAATTGAAATAAAGCGATCATTAAAATAAAAAGCACAACTGTTAGTCCAATAAATTTGTACAATGTAATATTCCAAGTTGTTTCCCATATATCCATTGTTTTTACTGCGTCAACGACAGTGGCCGCAGCGGCATCGGGTGCTGTTGTTGTGGCCATCCGACCTCTCTGTATGGTCAAACCTAAATAATATCGGTGTTTTTGCCTACATTATTTGTAATCAAAAATTACATATAATATATATTTTTTAGCAATTATATTTTAGATTTACGTTTGTATTTGCGTGTACGACGCTTTTTAGTGCCATCAATCTTTAATGTTTTTAATACACGCCCACCTGTCTGCTTTATTTCGTGTTTTAGTTCATTCTTAGCAGCTTCTTTGAGTTCATGTGCAGCTTCTTCTTTTATTTCATTCTTAGCAGCCTCTTTGAGTTCATGTGCAGCTTCTTCTTTTATTTCATTCTTGGCCTTTTCTTTGAGTTCATTCGCAGCTTCTTCTTTTAGTTCATTCTTAGCTTTCTCTTTGAGTTCATTAGCAGCTTCTTCTTTTATTTCATTCTTGGCCTCCTCTTTGAGTTCACTGGCTGCTTCTTCTTTTATTTCATTCTTGGCCTCCTCTTTGAGTTCATTCGCAGCTTCTTCTTTTATTTCATTCTTGGCCTCCTCTTTGAGTTCATTGGCTGCTTCTTCTTTAATTTCATTCTTGGCCTCCTCCTTGAGTTCATTGGCTGCTTCTTCTTTAATTTCATTCTTGGCCTCCTCTTTGAGTTCATTACCAGCTTCTTCTTTTATTTCATTCTTGGCCTCCTCTTTGAGTTCATTGGCTGCTTCTTCTTTAATTTCATTCTTGGCCTCCTCCTTGAGTTCATTGGCTGCCTGTTCTTTAATTTCGTTTTTAGCCGCCTCGGTTGCGGCATCTATATTTACACCGGAAAGGTCAACACCAGATAAATCAATATTAATTTTTCCACATTTTACTTTTCCCTTTTGTATTTCGGTCAACAATTCATTATGGTCGTCCCAATTACTAACGGAAAAGAAGTTTCCCATGTCCCTATTTAATTAAAATGCTTTAATTCCATATGTATCACGAACCCAATCTCTATCAGCCTTAAATGTTTTGCTTGATTCAGGAGCTGTGCGACGAGTATATACGTAAACCGCATTTAGTTTACGCCATACACCAAGAGAACCAAATTCTTTCACAGCCTTAGCTAATGCAGCATGACGAGCAGTAATTGACATTGTATTCACTTTAACATATCCATACTTTGCTAATTCACCTTTACGTAATTGTCCGATACCGGGACCACCACTAAATCCCTTTCCAGGTGATCCCATATCATGAATACATTGTTCGGGTACAAGGCTATGTTTACCGGATTTAGTATAACGTACATAAGCAGCACGACGTATATATCCTTTTGGGCATGATGATAAAGCACGCTTAGTTTTTCTAAAACCACGGAATCGAGTACGATTTACTTTTGAACGCTGGGTATAACGAGTTTGCGAACGTATACATTTACCGGCTACACGAACACCTTTGCGTGTATAGGATTTACGATAGTATTCACCCTCCGGACAGTTTATCATTTCTAATTATAAACTACAAATTTCTGTGCGAATGTACAAAAATGTAGAAACATATACCCATTTCAAGATGTGGGCATTTGCACTCGTAACGGTGGGTCTAATGTTTGGACTACTAGGCATTGGGGCTTACCAAAAACGAGCCGAAATAATGGCCAATTGGTCACAGTATCGTCACGAACCACTATATTTATTTTTTGCTTATTGGTTCAAACCAGACGATGATCCACGTACCCGGCTAGAATTTGCTACTGATACATTTTATGATGAAATAATGTATATTTTGGATGGTATTTTCGCAACTATGTTAGCACCAATATATCAGATATTCAAGCTTTTTACAGACGCATTAACACAAACAGGAGGTGGATTATTTACTGTAAAAGCACTATTTGCTAAACTATTCGAGAAATGGAACCAAATGACAGATATATTTGTAAGACGTTTTAACGGAATAGCACATCAAGTACGCATGACATTTATACGATTATATTCAGCCTTTGAGCGAGTCTTTGGTGTTGCTGTAAGTAGTATATATGCAGGTCTGTCTACAATTATGACAATAGCTTCATTTATTGAATTAGTCATTATAATTATGATTGTAATTACGGCAATTATAGCAGCAATGATGATTCTTTTATTTTTTATATTATGGCCAATAATGCCTGTTTTTGCGATTGGTTTGGCTATTATAGCTATAGCAACTACGGCTGTAGCAGGTGCTGAAGGTGCCGCATTAGCAGAATTTTGCTTTACGGAAGAAACACCTATACAAACACTAAGTGGTCCAATACCCATTAAAGATATAACAATTGGAACAATATTACACGATGGTAGTACAGTAACAGGTAAAATGATATTAGAGTCTTCCAATGTACCATTATTTAATTTATATGGTATAAGAGTATCAGGAAGTCATATTATATATGACAAAACATATGGACCAATATATGTAAAAAATCATCCAGATGCACATCCTATTGAACAAACTGTACCATTGACTTATTGTTTAATTACAAGTAATCGTAAAATTCCAGTCTTATTACCAAATAATACAATTCAAGACTTTGCAGATTGGGAAGAATTATCAGATACCAAAGATTTATTAGCTTGGCATTGTCAGGTTCATAGTACATTAAATAATACAATGGATAATTATGTAAAACCATCCGATGAAAGTTTAGAATCAGAAGCAGTATTTACAGCAAATACAAAGATATGGACACCTACTGGACCAGCAAATATTTATGAAATACGCCCCGGCGATAGTGTAGTCGATATGTTAGGAAATATTACAAAAGTAACAGGAGTTGTATGTGTATCTGGTTCTGAAGTTAAGGCAGCAGTTCCATTAGGAAATAAAGCATATGCGTCTGCGTCTGTATGGTTTGAATTTTCAGATGGTACGTGGTTACAACCACCGCTATGTACAATTCATAACGAAGATGTTTGGTATAGCTTATTTACAGAATCTGGATCCTTCACACTCTTGGAAGGTAATTATCCTGGTATAGCTGTTCGTGACTTTTCAGATATTGGTATTGAACACATTAATGAAACATATGATTGGGTATTAGATTCACTCAAATCCTCCGTATGCGAGGAAAATCTAGATGAACAATAGAAGATGTCACCTCGTATCACCTTTGTTTTAGTGATGCTCGGCCTTTTGCTATTAGCCAATTTACTCATGGTCAATGGTTACACAAACTACCCGACCTCCGAGGGATTTGCGGATTATCTTTTAGGCGGTGCTCCTGCCGGCGATGCTTATCAGGCAATGGGTGCTTATGATAATGTTGTCAAGAAGCCAACCGGTGTAAGTAATTGGCGTGGTCCTTCACCAAATGAGCCATTACTTGGTCCCGATGTACAGGTCGGTCCTGATAATCTCTTTATTTTCAAGAACAATCAATGTAAGCCTGAATGCTGTGGTGCGTCATACAGTTGCGGTGGTGGCTGTGTATGTACAACACCAAAGCAGCGTGACTTAATTGCTTCTCGTGGTGGCAATCGTAACGCACCAACAGATTTATAAACATTTAATACTAGACTATACAAATATACATGAATTGAAAATTCATATATATTTAAACATCTAAATCCGTTTATTGAAAAGGTGTTGGACCAAATGCCCAGGACATACTAGTACCTTTTTCTTTGTTCAATGATTCTACAAATCCACCATCTTCAGGCATAAGTGAATTTTTGAGTGTATTTGCTGCTACAGTATTTACTTCCGCTAGAGCACTATTAGGTTGTACATAGTCGAATCCTGTTGCGACATCGGACGGTGCCTTTTGCTCCTGACGACTTACGTAATTATCAAATCCTTCCTGTTTCGCACCGAGCATAGCAAATGCATTTGTGAGTTGTGAGTCAATAAAAGCAGGTGATGGTTTTTCAGTAGTATCTGTAGTTGAAAGTGCTGGAATATTGTTCATATTGGTAAATGATTCAGCAAATCCTGAATGATTTTCACCATGCTCTTCTTCACCATCATTAGCCATTTGTTCAGGTACATTTTCAAACCATTCTTCAGGTTTTAGATTGACAGTTTGAACTGGACCTACAAATCCCTGATTCAAACATACACGATAATGAATATGAGGGCGTAATTTACCCTTTAATGGAACCATATAGGGTTGTGGTTTACGAACACGTAACTTAGCCATACGTGTATCATCTGCGACTGCTACACCGGCATTCTTAAATTCTAAGTAAGCTTCACGCCAATCGGGCAATGTTTGTAAATGCTTAGTGCCGGGTTCTGCTGCCCAGTACATAACCTTTGTGCCGGGTTCAGCATAAACCTGAACTTCAAAATCAGCACCATCAGGAACACTAGGCTTTAATAATGAACAGGGCATAACAGCGGGGCCTAAAAATGGTAGATAGACATCACGGAAAAATGCCAATGATACAGCGGCTACACCTACAGCTAAGAAAATCATATTCGCAAAAGCTGCTCCGGTAAGTTTAGTGACATAATCCTTACCAGTTAATGCAATCATACCAACATTGGCACCGCTAATAATAAGAAGCAGGATTCCGAAAGCATATAACTTCTTATGTAAGTAGCTGGGCTCGACCATTATCTGTTTTATTCGTGTAAAAAAAGAAAACCAAAGATACACTTAGAATGGACGATCTTTGGACCATATTTTTTCTCTTAATTACTCTTTCCATACTGTTATCTTGGACTGCTAAGAATGTGGAGAAGTTTGTAGCAGATATTACACAAAATGCTCAATTACGTACACCAGGTCCCGACGTTTGTACACAGGGATTATATCGCTGCGTATATAACAAAATTCCTCTAGGATTTTAAATAAATAGGTCAAATACTGTGGTATCGGGAGGTATATCCTTCTCGTTACAACGGAATGATTCAAATATAGGACGTTCTATCTGTTTGCTTGGAACAGCCTTATGTACACTAGATGCTAATACTCTATACAGTTCAAAATCTGGATAACGTTCATCACCATTAGGTTTACGTAAAACATTTTGTCCATTATCATCTTGTAACCAATCCCATAACATATTATAAACATCTGATACTGTTTCAGTATAGAGTTTGGAACCCTCTTTAGACATAATCTTTACGGGTGATTTTGCTGCTGGTCGTTCTTCATAAAGAGATTCTAGTAATGATACAGCAAGACGACATAAATCAAAGGATGTATTAGGTTCAACCTTCTTTCCTTCTTCAGAATCATAAAATGGTTCACAATTATATTGTGTAGCAGCATCATTACCAGGATAAAAAGCATCACTAATGAAAAATCCGGCAGGGTCAGGTAAATGAAATGATGCACGACCAAAATCAATAATTTTCATGATACGGCCAAATGTTGGAACCTTCATAACACCTGCTACTTTTCCAGCCTTACGTATACGGTAATATAAATGTGTTTTATCGGTACCTGACCACATAATATTGTTTGTATGTAAATCATTGTGAACAAATCCATACATATATTGTGCAACATTTAGTCCAGCAATGACTTGAAACAACCAGGAAGTCCAACGAGCTTCTTTTGTTTCAGAAAGAGTTTCTACACTTTCATGTTCGTTATCAATTAATTCATCCATAGTTCCTTCAGCACGTTCCAAAAGGGTTACTTGTACAGGAAAATCACGAAATTCTACAAAGATATCATCACCTTCATAATCATCATAGTCATCATCGTCCATACTAGAACATGATTCTGCACTAGCAGGACTCATGCGTTTTAGACGCAATTTAGGAGCTGCAAGTTGAACGGGTTGAGTAGTATCCATATCAATATTAGGTGTATCTTCTACAGATATTACACGTTCTCGATTAGAACTTTCAACAATATCATTAGCTACATCTATTGTATCAAAATCTTCATCATTTAACTCTGATAATCCAGTTGTATGAAATGATTCAGCATTTATATGTTCACTTCCATCCTCCATATCACACAACGTAAACAATCCTAATTTTTGATTTCGTTTCCACCATGGTTTACTTTTCATTGAATAATATTCTTCAGAAATATTGAAACGATATTTTTCAACACGGGCTGTAAATGTTCCAAATGACTTACACCAATGAGGCGAAACATTAGCATTCACCATATTGTGGGCAGCACAGGCAAATAAAGTATCTACATAGGCTTCGTTTAACGGATCATTAATTTTAGCCAACGCTGGTTTCCATAATTCACTTGGAGCAGGTAAGGCACCGTCATTAGGCCATACGTATTCACCTTCCATAGCACATGTTGCGTCAAGTAAATGAATACGTTTAATAAAAATAGGTTGAACTTTACCATTTGTCATATGAAGAGCAGCTTCAAATCCAGAATCACCAATACGTTCTAAACGTACAATTTGTTCACCAGAAATACCAAGCCAGGTATTTTTATAGGCACTATAGGATCCTCCATATTCAGGACATAAACGTTCTAGTGCAGAAAAGTAAGACTGAATATTACGAAATTCTGGCAAAGCATCACATATAACAGATGGTACAGTTCCAATTGTAGGAGTTATACATAAAATATCAGGTAATTTGGAAACAAGAGGTTTAGCTACGTAAACAGATGTGCGTGGTACAGACGAACTATTATGATTACCTCCACGACCTCTGGCTCCTTGACCGCCTCGTGGTTTTGTATTTCCGCGCCCTCGTGCCATTTCTACACGAATATACCGGGTCTTATTTCAACAAACAGACGCAATAATCTTGTAAACGCATACGCGAATATATATTTATAAAAAAACCAGAGTCTTCTGTATACTATGGCAAATAATACACAGAATGTATGGGGGCCTCGTCCACCTGCTCCAACATCATTGAGTTCTATGATTCCATCGTTAGCTCCTGATCCAACTGGTTCACGTCCACAAGTAAATCTCCGGTTAAGCAAGTTTGATATGCGTATTATTCCTGATGACGCAGTTGTACTTATGATTGGTCGACGTGGTACTGGTAAATCATATTTAATTAAGGATTTAATGTGGCATAAGAAACATATGCCAGTTGGAACGGTGATTTCAGGAACAGAAGGTGCGAATGCATTCTATTCATCCATTGTTCCTAGTTTGTTTATACACGAAGAATTCAATCCTGCTATAATCGGCAATGTACTAAAACGTCAGGATGCTATTATGAAGCAAATTCGCAAAGATAAAGACACTCGTGGCACAAGTAATTTAGATAGAAAAGCATTCATAGTAATGGACGATTGTATGTATGATACAAAATGGATTAATGATCGCAATGTTCGTTCTTTATTTATGAATGGCCGTCATTATGGTCTTTTATATATTTTAGCCTTACAGTATGTATTAGGTATTCCACCAGTATTACGTGGCCAAGTTGACTATGTATTTATACTTCGTGAAAATCAAGTAAGTGCTCGTAAAAAAATTTATGAGCAATTTGCTGGTATATTTCCGTCGTTTGAACTTTTCTGTCAGATTATGGATCAATGTACAGAAAATTATGAATGTTTAGTGATTCATAACGGAGCAAAAACAAACAAGATTGAAGATTGTGTGTTTTGGTATAAGGCCCCAACGACCCCTGATTTTAAGATTGGTAGCCGCGAATTATGGATTCGTTCGGCAGAAGCAGACCGAGCACGCGAAGCGGCTGAGGCAGCTGGTGAAACAGGTGCTATGCTAACAACGGGTGGTGGTACTCTTAAAGGTCCACAAGTTTTAGTACGTAAATATTAATAAGTATCAGGATTATTATAATGATCTTTAACTACTTTATAAATTAGTTCATTTTCTTCTTTACATTGTCCTTCCCACACATATCCTGTATCAATAAGTTCTGAATTTGTTTCAAGTTTATAAATTATAATATCAGGTAATTTATATAAAATTTTTAGGTCTACTTTTTCACATTTTACAAGTATTATAAAGAGTCCATAAACATTTTTATAGGTACCTTGAATAAAATCAAAAAAATGTATAATTAAGTCTCTTATAGAGTCATAATTATTTTGAAATTCGTTTGATCCAATAATAGGATGAAAATATAAAAGTATTTTTTTATCAGTACTTAACATTTTTGTCTTGAAACGATGTATACAACGTTGATAATAGGATTGTCCATGGTCTGAAAAAATATCATAATGATTAATTCCTAAACGAAGATGAAATGTAGATTTTGAGGCAGATTGTTCAGGTTGATAAAAACGATTTACATAAATTCCTTCTTCTTTTAAATGAGTTATAACATTATCAGTGTTGTTTATTGTATTACACATAATGACTTTATAGTTCTCTTTTTTCATAAATTCAACAAAATTATTTTCAATACAATGTTGTATAACATCTAACTTACTTATAAGCCAATCAAATGGATAACTTTCTTGTTTATATCCAAGTTCTTTTAATAGTCCAGCACAACTACAACGATGTCCAACTGAAATAATAGTTGGTGTACTCATTTAATATACTCAACAAAAAATAAAGTCGAATATGCCTTATAGACCAGTACTACCAAATCCACCATCCCCACGAAGTGTAGGACCGCCAGGAATAGTATCTACAATTTCCACCTTATGAAAGACATTTAGGTCAGGGCTACAAATTTGGAAGAGTCGTGTATCGGGTGCTACATTGTATACACTTGCTTTATCTATGTTATCAACAGCAGCAATTAACTTACCACGGTAACCAGCATCAATAATGCCAACCGAATTTGCTAATCGTAGTGGAGTTTTAGAAATACTAGAACGAGGCATCATGTAATAGGCACGAAATCTACCTAGCATAGGATCCCACAAACCAGCAGTACATTGTTGTGAAATCTTTGTAACACCATCAACACCTACTTGAATACCTTCGCAGTACAGGTCGAAGCCGGCATCACGCTCCTTTACAGGCTTTGTGTTATAGGCATCCGCCGCAGCAGTATATATATCACGGCAAATATTATCTGGTTGAATATATAGTATATACATTGTGTTGATACTTACATCACAATGTAGCAATTCTTAAATCATTTTTTTAAGTTTATTTTATACTATTCTTTCGAGTAGTACTTTTTTTTACAGCCGCCGTTCTAGGGACGTTGCAACTTCCACAGGAATTCCCAATTCAGCAGCTTTCTTTGTCTTCTCGTTAGCAACGCTGGCATCCTTGACTACAAGTAATGTCACCTTTTTACTAAATGTATCAGCAACAACACCACCTTGGGCTAAAATCGCTGTTTCCAACTCCTTATTGCGGAATCCCGTAAATAGTACAACCTGATTAGCCATCTTAGCACCTTTGGGCGACGCAGCCTTGGGCGTAGTTGGTCGTACTGCAGCAACTCCAACGCTATCCAAAAACTTACGAAATTCACCTAGTTTTGATAGCATATCATCTACTGATTCAGCAGACCAACCACCTTGTCCTAAAATCTTTGCCTTAGTATCCGCAACCGCCACCAAATCACGGGGTATCACGCCAAACGCAGCTTCAATACGCTTTGTACCTATACCGCGACCAAAAATACCTGAACCAACTGCCCATTGTGTTATAGTTGCCTTTGATTTAGCAGCCGCAATAGCATTCACTAATTTTGTAGCACTAACTTTGGCAAATCCATGACCATCTAAATCCTCGACTTTCACCTTAAAGAAATCTGCTGGCATCCTTACACCAATATCATATAATTTCCCAACAGCACCTTCACCGCAGAAATCAATCTCCAAGGTTTGTGCGAAATACAAAAGTGCCTTCTTCTGTACATCAGGATTCGCACTAATATCATCTAAAATAGCATCTACACCTGTTTCATTCCAGTGCCATTTTGCTGGAGGCATAGCAGGTCCAGTCTTTGATGGTGCCTTTACATCTTTAATGTAAGGAATTACATCACCACTACGAATTATATCTATAAATGCTCCTGGCCCAATACCATTTTCATGAATAAATTTAGCATTGAATCCTGTAGCATACTGAATGGTAACACCACCAATATTTACAGGTTCAAAGTTTACTGTTGGCTTCAAAAATCCGTCCTTCGACGCCTCCCAAAGTACTCGCAAAACTTCTGTGGTGGCCATTTGGTCAGCAAATTCCATTTTGAACGCAAACGCAAATGTAGGATTGCCACCTTCACGACGAGGATATACAGCGTCATGAGCAACAATTATACCATCAATTTCATAGGCTGAGGATTTTTTACGAGCAGCCAAAACGTCGCTCAAATGCTCAATTGTAACCTCCTTATCAGCCGACCAGCGTGCGACTTTAAAGGTAGACTTGGATTCTAATAACGTAAATTGCTGAATAGGTGTAAGAGCCTCAGGAACAATGACTTCATAGGCAATAACATCAATCAACGTCATTAAATCTTTACGTTCTTTAGTCATTGTCTTTTGATTGGCCAAACCGGCAACCATTTGACGAGCACCAGCACGACCTTCCTTAATTTTATCATAATTTGCTTTAGAAATAATTAATTCACCACGTACAGCATATGTATCTAATCCAGGAAAATCACCGACTTGAATATATGGCATCATAAATGTTATATCCTGACCAATATGTCCGTCGCCACGAGTATATAACGCACGTTTGCCGTCTTTCTTAACAACTAAACAAGAAATACCATCAAGTTTATCGCTAATACAAACCTGACCAGGATAACTTAAGACCCAACCAGCCAGATTATTCTTATCTGGCTTGATTTTGTCCATAGAGCCAAGAAAATACGGCAATTTAACTTTGGCCTTGGTAGCTACTTCGGCACCGACACCCTCCGTCGCCTCAGATGGACCAAACGTCTTCACAATATGGTCTTTCAAACGGTCATAATTTTCATCAGTTAACAAGGATACACCTTTATTATAGTATTGGTCATTGATATATTTAATAGCATCTTCAAGCTGCTTCTTTTTCAATGTAGGTAATACCTTGAAAAAATCTGTTTGTAGCGACGCCACAATCTTTTTAACAGACGCCGACATGATTCTATTTAACTATATAGAATTGTTTTTAAGTTAACCTTGTGTCGGAGGTTTAACAATGAACTCATATAGTTTGCGAAAAAATTGTATAAACATATTACTTTTTTTGGGTTTCAAATAAGATTCATCTAAATCGTAATATGTATTTGATTTGATTTCTGAGCCAACAATAGGTGTTTTTTCTGACGGCATTTTTATTTTATAAGAAGAATATATACAAAAAAAATAAACGCAATATTTAGGAATTATGGATATTTTAGTCGCATGTCATAATGAATCAGAAGATGCGAAATTATTTATATATAATCAACCACAGTTTGATGCCCCGGTAAAATTGGAAGCAGACTATGTAGATCCGTATAGTTCAAATAAGCGTTGGGAAGATTATTTACCTGCGTCCAAGGATATTATTTGGACACAACATTGTCCTTTATATCATCCATTTTCAAAAATTCATAATTATTTTTATCACGATTCTATATTTTACAATTTGTTTGATGACGGTTGGAATATTTTAAAACCTGGAGGTTCTATTATAATTCCATTTGATAATGACTTTAGAAGTTTGCGTAATTATTCAAAAAAAACTAATGCCACAACTGCACTTTTAAATTTTAAAACGGTCTTGAAAAAACTTCTTTCTAAACATCCTTGGATATCTCAAATCGTTAAACGAGAACATATGCCATTTATTATTTCTGAACAATTTGAGCAAGAAACACACAATGAATATATAGTTTTTTCAAAACCAACATTTACATCTAACAGCACACGTAAACATCGAAAATCAAGACGCGTCAAGACTCGACGAGTTTAAGAATTCCATCGGCGTTCACAATGACTATTATGACCACCGCCACAATATTCGGTCTGTATAAATCCCGTCTCAGCCATACAACATGACGCATTATGATTTTCCTTTGCGTCAGATTGTTTCTTTCCTGTAAGAGGATCAATATAGACTCCACAAAACTTTTTTCCACAGGACCAGCACCAGGATCGTCCGCATCCCGTTCCAACTACAAACCTCCCTGCTGTTGGCAATCCACAGGCAAATATATAATTACAGGCATTGTCTTTGAGACACCATCGTTGGCACCAGGGACATTGTTTAGCATCGTTTGACATTCTAAATAGAATGCCATTATAAATGGGTGTATTATTCAGTTTTTTGCCATCAATTGAGCGTAATACTATGTGTTGTGTGGATGTTCGACGAAGGAAACCTTTTTGGGTATCTGAACCTTCAGTTCATGAAAGTTGTAGACAAGCCTCTTATATTCCGGCATCAGTGCGTCATTCTAGAAAACCAAAAGCAAAAGATAATACACCCGCAAATGAACGAGAATACGATGCAACGATTGATGTATATGCACCAGTTGATACAGATGCAATGCTTAAGGATGCTGGTTTCGGAGCTATAAGGGATCGTATATTACAATCATAAATTATTGAGGAAAGAGTTTATACTTTGAATTATACATATATTATCAAAGTATAGATATTTTAGAATTTATATTTATTTACGCATGCTGAACCTTGTTTTCTTCGGCAAGTTCACGGCGACGACGAATAGCCAAGTCTTCACCAGGAGAAAACATATCATTGACTGGAGTAATATCATTACCTCCCTCTACACTGGCAGATTGAGCAGGACCGACGGAAATATCACCAGAGCGAACCTTAGCACCGGCTAGACGCTCCTGCTTTGTCTTAACGTAGAACTCATCACGCATCTGTTCATTTTCCTTATATTTCTTCATGAGAGTGTTCAAATGGTCATCGGCATATTCCTGATCAGCAACATCATGTGGTTCAGGATCCCATGGTAACCAAAAGCCTACCTGACCAACGTAAACATTGAACGCAGGATCAAGTTTCTGAAGATTTTTGGCACGACCAACAGCTTCATTGTAAGTATCATAGACACCGCGTACCTTGAGGCCTTGAACGGTTGTACGGAAATCATTGGCCGCAAAGAATTCATCTTCGAGCTTCTTCTTATTTTTGAATAAAAAGGTTTCATAGGCATCCTGAATTGTACTTTCCTTGAAGTCCTTCATTTCAGCCTTAACATGAGCTTCCAAATCTGCCGAAGTTCCGCTGACAAGTCCACCTCGTACTTCTTTTACGGTTGCTAATGCACCGCTAAGGTCTTCTACGGTTAGATTATCCTTCTTAAGCATCATATTATCTAATGCATCCTGAACCTTGGCAACAGATGTCTGTAATTTAACTGCTTGACTCATTGTAAAAGATTCTGTTGCTTTAATCTTGTACTGAACCTCATAATCTACAAGAAATTTCTGGAAAAAATAAAGGTCTTTGTTCTTCAAGATCTTCTGAGGGCTTAGAAAGCTTAAACATACATAGTGTTGTCCCGGAATTTCCTTGTCTGCTTCGAGATAAACTTCCTTCTTATCTTCATTGTCCGCCATGGTGGTTCTATACACTCCAGGCACTCTTCTCTTTAGATTTTAACGCAACCCGGTGTCGCGTTTTTTTTTCGCATCCCCGATTATAAGACCAAATGGACAGCTTTTCCGCCACTGAACTTTTAACACGTGCTATTAAGTATTTCCTCGAGGGTCTCGCCGTCGCCGTAGCCATGGTCATCATCCCTCGCAAGGTCCCAAATGTTGAGGAAATTGTAGTCGTTGCCACAGTTGCCGCCGTTGTCTTTGCCATCCTCGATCTCTTATCTCCCTCTGTTGGTTTAACAGCTCGTCAGGGTGCAGGTTTCGGTCTCGGTGCTAACTTAGTTGGTTTCCCTGCCCGTATGTAAGCAGTAAACAATAAAATATTAAAATTTAGTTTTCTGAAGTTTAACTTCAAAATACTAAAATACTTATCATCTATTAGAAAATCCATGACAACAGTACCGATTCCAAATGCAAATACAATTTTAAATAATAGTCTTGTCATTATATTTAAATTTAATGCTACTCCAAATTCTGCTGTACAAAACCCTATATTTTATATTGGTAGCGGTACTCCAGGTGTAAACGGAATTGATGTATCATTTGGTCCTGCTTTACCTGTTACTGGAAATGGACAAAGCCCAACATTTTCGTTTGCTGGTTATATAGGAGGTTCAAAAGTAGGAACCGATACAGGATTAAATCCTGTAAATACAAGTTATACATATGCTATTACAATTGAGACTTATTCTGTAAATTCACAAATGTTTATAAATATGTGGATGGATGATGGTACTGGATGGAGCAGTTTTGGCGGAGCAGACATTGATTTAACACCGCTTGGTGCTGATATAACAGCCCAGTGCAATGTATTATCACAAATTACAATCGGTAGTTCACCAAACTATACAGCGAATGCTCAACTAAGAATTAAAAACGTTGCGTATTTCCAAGCCTTTCAATCACTTCCATCTCCCAGTGATTTTGCTGCTATGGCCGCTGTAATAAATACTGCATCAAGTTCACCATATTTATTCGGTGCCACTGAACCAGCAGCCTATCCTTGTATAGTAACAACAAGTGGAGGTTCTCCAAATTATAGTTCAAATGGTGTATTAATTAGTGGTTCAGCGGACCAAGTAACTATAACTGACTATATAGAATCATTATTAGCATGCTTCACTGCCTCATCCAAAATTCTTACGCCAATCGGTTACAAGGCCGCACAGGAATTCAAGGAT